TTTTTATTAAAATTTTATTAATATGCCGGGTAAAGTTCCATGATTGGTCCTACATCTACGTCGCTCCGGTCCTCCCGCGGGTCTCTGGGCTATCGCCTGTGTAGGTCGCCCTTGGTCTCTGCGCGCTCTCGGTCTACAGACGGTCTGTGTATCTGTTTGTGTACACATGTCTACACAACATGAACACTTTTGCAATGACTACGCAAAATGCCGCTCAAACATTTGCTAAAATAATAGAAGAAGATAAAAAAATATCAAAAAAATTTTAAAAATGTTAAAAAAGCTTTGATATTTATTGTATAATATAATGTAAGTAAAACTTACATCATAACTAAATAAATGTAGCGGAGAGTTGAGCTACTTCAGTTTAAAACTACTTCTTCCAAATTTCTCTCTTTCTTTAAGAGCTCGACTCTACTATTCACATTTATAATGTTATATTCTTCCTTTTATTTTAAGAGCCAATTAAATATAGTTAACGCAACTAGAAGAAGCGTACCAGTCTGTTATCAGTTATGAGGGCTTATGGCTCGGCCCTCTTGATAAATATAATATATAAGGAGATTTATTATGAACAAGGTAGTATTTAAGAATTCTAATGGTAACTATTATGTTACAGAAACAGTAAAAGTTGGTGAAATTGAACAAAATCAATTTATCAATTGTGCAAAGAAACAAAAGAGATATTTAGATCTATTATTCGATTCTGAATATGCGGAAAAAGGTATTAATAACAAACCATACGTTAAGGTTGATGGTTATTACTTCGATGTTCCTCAACAAGGATATAAAGTATTCTGTATTTCTAAGAATGTTATTGATGCTATTGAAGCTGGTAAAGTAATTAAGAATTATAAGAACGGTAAATTATATTTCTAGGAGGTTATTATGAGAGATTACACTAAGAAAACTGTAAGAACTGTCTCATTAACTCTAATCATTCCTGAAGAAGTAAGCGATTGGCTAAAATCAATCGCTGAACCTCAAGGTAAAGCTAGATCTAGTGTTATTAGAGACATATTATATGATATTTATGTAAGACAATTAAGACAAAAAGAGGAAAAGTAATATGAGAGAATAATATTATGAGTTGGTCTGAAATTTTTATATTTTTAGGAATTTATGCATTATTATTATTAACATTTCACAGTATTGTTTATATTATTAAATATTTAAGAAATAAAGGAGACTAGAATGATTCTAGATTTAAATAAGCTAGGCGTAGGCAAGATCATAGAAATGTATGGTAATGCTGAAATAACTAGATATCAATTATTAAATGCATTAAATGTGTATGAAATAAAGAAGTATAATAGTATGATCGCTGCTGCAGATAAGAAGCGAGAATCTATTATTAAATTAAGCAGAAATACTCAAGTATTATGGATTACTGGTGCCTCTGGCACTGGTAAATCCAATACTTTTGCTAAATGAATATGTAAAAAATTAGGTTATAGCGTGTCAATAGGTAATGCTGGACCGCACTTCGCAGAAGGCTATCAAGGTACTGATGCTTTTATTATCGATGATTTCAGAGCTGATAAAATAAAATTCTCTGAATTATTAAATTTCATCGATAATGTTATGAATGTAAAAGCAGCAGCTAGATATACTGATATTGACTTTTCAGATTGTAAATTAATTATAATTACGTCTATTAAGTCACCTTCTAAGTGTTATACATCTGAAACTATTACACAAGACGAACCTATTAAGCAATTATATAGAAGATTAGGTTTCTTTACTCAAGATAAAAATGGAGTCGTAAAACCTGATCAAACATATTTTAAGATTGGTTCTATTGATGTTGATTTTACTACAGGCTATGAAGAATTTTCAGACAAGCCTGCTCCTTCTATTCCTGAAGGAGTTGTTGCTGTTTTCAATTGTGAAAACGATCAAGTAAACGTCAATTATAAATTTATTAGCATGAAAGAACCATATGAAGAAACTAAGGTAGAATTACAGGCAGATGAACTAAAGAACACCTTAGGTTTCTAGGAGGTGTCTATGCCAGTAAAAGTGCAATATATTACTTTATTAGAATTTAATGAAAAATTAAAGTCTTTAAGAGGTAGATTATTTCATTTTAATAAACCTTCAAAAGATGAATGCTTATGTTGGGATGTTTACTGGTATCAAGATGCTCAAATGAATTTTCATTTATTGTATAAAGATATAGATAATATTAAAAAGAAAAAGGTATATCACTATGCGTTTGATCCAATTGATATGGATAGACCTAATGAAGAAGACGAAAATAGACAAATAGGTCGATTAGCTTTTTTAAAAGCTAAAGAATATTCAGATAAATATAATGAAGAATTAAATTATCCAAAAAATAAAGATTGGGTAAAATACCACGATGAAAATTTTGATATAGTTTGTAGCGTATATTATTATGAAAGTAGAGACTTTCCTAGAGCTACTTGGATTAAACACTGTTATAGCTACGATATGAATAGTTGTTATCCTTACTTTTTAACAAAACCATTACCTTATGGAGATATTATTAGAACAAATGATATTGTAAAAGAAGGTGAGATTGGTTTTATTGACGATATATCTTATAAAAATAAACGTATGTTAAAAGCATGCTTTGAAGGTAAATATGCTGACTATATTTTTAAAGCTAAAATATATAGAGGACTATCTGAATTCGCTTATGAACAATATGAATTAAAAGAGAATGCTACAGACGAAGACAGAGATAGAGTAAAACAAGAATATAATGCCTTAGTAGGCATTTTCAAATACCATCATATATTTATTAGATCTGCTGTTTTAGGATATGCAGAAGAATATATTAAATCATTAAGAGATGAAAATACAATCATTCAAACAGTTGATTCTATCGTATCCTCTAAGCCTCGTAATGATTTAGATATTGGAACTAAATTAGGTCAATTTAAACAAGATCATACTGATCAATCTTTTATATTCAATACTTCAGATGTTAAAAGATGAGCTGGAGAGCCTATGAAAAAGAAAGGCTTAAAGCCTTCTAAAGCTCATGAAAACTTTGAATTGATTAAGTGTGGATACGAGATGAATATAAATAAATTAAAAATTATAAAATGTAAAGAAGAATGGAGCAGACTATGGCCAGACGAAGACATTCAAGAAGTCAATTAGTTTCTTTAAAAGGAACTGTAAATTTAAAAATTACAAAAAATATACAAACAAAAATAAAAAAAGGTACAATCACACCAGTTAATCTTGCTAAAAATATTGCAAGAACTAACGCTCAATACATGGCTAAGTATTATAGAAATGCCGAGATTGAATTCACTAGACTAGCTAACAAATCTAGCGATTTGCAATCTACAATAGAAAATATAAAAACTGCTTATAGATCACAATTATATAAAACTGGAAAAGGTTTATTATTAGTTGATTCTATGACTGATATGATTGAAAAGAAATTTTCTACAGACGAAATAGAAGCTTTAAAAGCAAGTTTAAATATTACTGAATTAGATTTTACAGGTTGGACTTGGAATAAAGATAAACAAAGACTAGAAGATCCTACTCATAAATATTATATATCTATAGAAGGCCATGCTTCAGACGATCAATATACAGGAATGAGTATAGATTATGGTCAATTATAATATTATAAACTGAGATAATTTACACTATGATGGAAATAATATTGATAGTTTAAATAAAGCATTTAATTTTATTATCTCAGAAAGAGAGTTAGGTAAAACAACCTGAGTCTGGATTAAAAAAGCCTTTAAAGATTTTTGTAGATATAAACGAACAACAATAGTATTGCGTCGTAGAATTGCGGATATTACTGAAGCGTATATTGATGATATTGCTGAAGTAATAAATAAATTTAATTCTGAAAGAGTTGAATTTCAATATAAAAAGACTATGGGTACTGGTATTGTAGATATTTGTATTAATGACGAAAGATTCATTAGAATAATCGCACTATCAAATCCTATGTCAAGAATAAAATCATTAATTTTAAGAAATTTAAAATATATCGTCTTTGACGAATTTATTTGTAATACTAGAGGTGGAGAGAAATACTTAGATGATGAGACTTTTAGATTTAAGGAATTATTTAATACATTCCAAAGAGAAAGTCCAGATATTAAATGTTATTTCTTAGGTAATCCATACTCTATGTATAATCCATATTTTGTATGGGTAAAAGTAGATACAAGACAATTATATCCAGGTTGTATCGTTAAAGGAGATCAATGAGCTGTCGAATGCGGCGTATTGTCAGATGAATTAAGACAGTTTATTTTAAATCGAAATCCTTTATATAAATTCGATGATGGATATAAAAAATATGCTTTCTTTGGACAAGCTATTAATGATAGTAATATTCAATTAGAAGATAAATGTCCAGCTAAATTCAAGCTTAGACATGTTATTAGAATTGAAAGTAAGTATTTATATGTTTATTCTGAAACTTCAGATACAGGATATAAAGACTGGGATTTCACTATGTGGGCTTGTGTTAGAGATACATATGACGGTAAAAACAGAGCAGTATTCTGTTTTGAATTTAAAGATTTAGTCAATAATACGATACTAATGTCTAAAGATGATAGAGCAAGATTTAATTATTTTAGAAACTGTATTAGATTTAGACGTATTAAGTTTGAAACAATTGAAGCTAGTTATTTAGCTGAACAAATCTATTTGAACACTAAAAACTAACTCTACATCGGCTAAATTAAATAGATATAGTTGTATAATATAATATATACGGGAGTTCTTGTATACTAAGATCCTATTCTCAGATGTAGAGTGGATGACAATAGATTAGTTTCTACCACCGGGAAATAGAAGAATAGTCAACTTCAGGGATTCATTTACACGGGCTTCCTTTTAATTAAAAACCCTTATAGAAGTTAGAACAGTACAATATACTGTTCTAACAGTATAAATTTATTATAGATCATAGGAGAAAATCATGGCATATTCAACCGTTACACTTTTTAATGTAGGATTTGCAAAAGAACAAAATGCAATTATCGATGATTTAAATAATTATTTATCAACATTAACTCCTGTTGCAGAATATGTTGAATACCAATATGTAAAACAAGGTCTAGATATTGAACTTAAATTTCCATTAAGTCAAGCTAATTCAAATAGCTTAACTTTCAATTATGTTAGAATTAAAAATTCTGATCAAGCTGACATGTTTTGATACTACTATCCAGATAGACCAGTTTGGATAGCAGAAAATACTGTCAAAGTTCAACTTTCTCTAGATACTTTAAACACGTTTAAAGCTAGATTAGCTATGACAAATAAAACTCATATTTTAAGACAACATAAAGATAGATTTGTAAAACCTATATCAGTTTCATCTACTCAGTTTATTGCAAATAGAATTGTAGATAAATATGATGAAGGTATTAACGATACAGTAAAGTATTTAAGCACAGGTAGTTTTGATGTTCAAACAAAATCACCTTGGTGTTTAATATATATTAACTCTAATGGTAAGAACGTTTATAATACTTCAGTAGATCCTTCAGCCATTGATTGTTTCTTAGTTCCTAATGATACTCTTGATTGGAGAGTTGGAGTAGGTTCAGAAAGACTAAGAATATCAACTTTCATTAAAGCAAACAAAGCAAGATTCGTTACTAATGACAATGCTCAATTCATTATTTACGATCAACCAAACAATACTCAAACAACATATTCAAATACCGCAACTGAAAGACATCTATTAGTAAAATATGGCTCTAGTGGAGTTATAGTTAAGAAAGTAGATATTACTACTGGTAATGTAGTTTCTAGCGATACGTATGTAGGAAGTGTTTCTGAACAGATTTGTTTAGGTTGTGTAACAAATATTTATTTATCAGAACCATTAACATATAGCGATATTTCTAGCGATTTATATACAGCATTTAATGAATGTAACAAAACATATCAATTATTAGAAGCTAGTGTAGAATCAATTATTAATTTCAGAGATGTTGATAAGACTCAAGGATATATCTGTAAAATTATAGAATGTCCATACAGTCCATTTAATTTAAATATTATATCATATGGTGCAGGATATAAAAATATAGTTGCTCCAGAAGGAACTAAAGTAGTTACTACTGATAAATTAACTGGATCTAATCAAAAAGTTTTACAATTATATAGTTTAGATGTTGAGTTTGAAACTAAACTAAATAATATTAATATAGATGAATTAAGACAAGTAATTCCGACAAATAGAATACAAGTCGCTAAAGATAAAAAATATGAATCAAAATTATATAATTCAGATTATTATGGATATAATTTAACTTATGATTCATTCGTAAAGCCTATTCCTTTAGAAAATATTCGTTGTGATTATACAAACTATCCAGTATTAAATGTAACTTATAAACAAACAAATACTTTAAATAGTAATTTATTATTCAAGTTAGATGAAGAAAATATTACTTGAGAAAAGACTGATATTTATGAAAATTATTTAACAGTAAATAGAAATAATGAAAAACCAATATTTAATAGTTCTTATTTAGATTATATTAGAAATGGTTTAAGATATGATCAAAAAGCTAGAAGTCAGCAATTAACTAAAGATTGAATACAAACTGGTTTACAATTAGTCGGAGGTGTTGCTTCCTTAGTTGGAGGTATCGTTACTTCTGGTACTGGTTTAGGAGCAGTTGGTATTGTAGGTGGTATTTCTTTATTAACTTCAGGTTTATCATCTTCCACAAATATGTATTTCAATTATGCTCAATCTACTAACAATATCGAACAGAAGAAACGTCAAGCTTTAAATTCAGCTTCTTCAGTAAGTGGATCAGAAGATTTAAATCTAGCTGAATATTATAATGGAACAGTATTAAGAGTAAATAAATATCGTATGTCAGATAATATGCAAAATAAAATGTTTGATTTATTCTATAAGACAGGATATACTGATGATATATATGCAGTTCCAGATGTAACAACTAGAAGATATTTCAACTTCTTACAATGCGAACCAGATTTAGAATATAAATCAGACGCAATATTAATTCCATATTTAGAAGATATTAAAGCAAGATTTAAGCTAGGCGTTACATATTTCCATAATCCTACCGAAGGATATAATTTCTCTCAAACTTATGAGAATTTCGAGAGTTGGTTATATGAAGAATAAACCACTTATAATAGCCGCACAGGAATATGCTGAAAAAATAAATAAGCATATTCCAGGATACACGGTAGAGAGAGCGTTAAAGATATTTGAAAATAATGTTGATTACATATACAAATGATTAAAGTTTTATACAAACTATCAAGCTTATATAGAAAATACTAAAAAATTATTTGCTATAAAAACCATAAGTGTTGATTATTTAGTTCAAAATAGTATAAAAATAAACACATATTACAATGAATATATGAAATGAAATGAAAAATTTGCATCTATTAACATTTATGATGAACCTAGCAAGCTTGAAGAAATGATAAAAGAATCAGACCGTTTATCTGCTATGTACAATAAAGCTTTTGAGGATTTAAAGGCTGAAACTACAGCGATATATAAAAAATACTCAGTATTTCCAGGAAGTGAAACAACAATAAGCTTAATATTAGACAACTTTGTACGTATCGGAGCTAATTATAAACTAATGGCCGAAGCTCAAAAACTATTAGTAAATGAGGCAAGAAAGAGTGTAGCAACAGTAAAGACGATAGAAGCATCACTAAGGAGAAATAAGAATGAAAACTAAATTCCTATATGATTATGATCCAAAGGAACTTTTTCTAAAGTTCAAACACGTTTATATGAATAAGTATTACAATATATTCATTAATAATTTTAAGTGGAATGGATTAGAAAAAGAAGAAGAAGATTATATAATGAGAAAATACTATGCTGATGGTACTTTAGGAGCATTCAACATGAAAAATGTCGGAACAGTATTTGCTCCATATTCAATTAATGGTTATGGATTGTATGATGTACCAACAGACTGTATTGTAGTAAATGAAAGAAATATTCCAGGCTTTCCAACAACACCTTTAAAGGTAAATAAAGAGATTGTTATTGGTTACATACAAAAGAATAGAAAGTCTATTGCAAGTCTTGTAGATTTCTACTCAGCAAGATTAGCTCAGATTGAAATGGTATTAAATACAAACTTAGAGTTACAAAAGATGCCATACTTAATCGGAATCGATCAGTCAGATAGAGCTAATGCAAACAACGTTATTAATAAGATATTAAATAATGAAATTGTAGTATTTGCCAATATGATGGAAATACAATCTGTAAAGGCCTTGGTTAATGAATCTCCATACATATTAGATAAATTATATGCTTTTAAAAATAATGTAGAATCGGAACTCCTAACATGTCTAGGAATCGATAATAGTCAAATCGACGTAGATAAACTTGCAGTAGATCAAATAAATGCAAATAATCAAATGATTAATAATAATGCTAAAGGCTATGAAGCTGAATTAAATAAATGATGTGAAAAGATTAAGACTGTCTTAGGTAAAGATATGTCAGTTGAATTAGTTCAGCAACCTGTAGAATCAGTTCATCAAGATATGAATCATGATAGATCTAATATGGAAGATAAAGCAGAAACTGGAGGTACTGAATAATGTATAATTACTTATATACTTTTAAAGAAGTCTTACTCGATCCATGGTCAATGGATAATCCATACGGACCTATATTCAATCATGACGGAAATGGAGTAGCCTTAAATCAATTCGCTAGATTATTATTTAGTTCTAGTGAATTACCTACATGGACATTACCGGCAAATCCAGATTATAAATATATGGAAGAAATATTCGAAAGAATCTGTGTATTACTTCAAGCAGATGATGTGTATTTCTGGATTAGTAAAACTAAATATGATCTAACTAATGAGCAAGAATGAGCTAAGTTAGAAGCTGAAGCTATGAATAAAATAGTTAAACTATATGAAAAGCTTCATGATACTAAAGATTATTATTTAGGTTTAATAAAAGCACAAGAAGCTTTAATACCTGATATGATGGACGATGTTACAAATACTACTGAAAGCTGGTTTAATGATACTCCACAAAATAAAGGAGAATATGTTGATACTAACTATACTACAACATATAATAAGAGTAAAACAAGCAATTCAGTTGGTAATACATCATTAAAACTAGAAAATGTTAGATTAACTATCTTAGATATTTATGATAGATGGTTAGATGAATTTAAAGAATTCCGTATTTGATTATAGAAAGGACAATAAATTATGAGCTATTTAGAAGATTTAAAAAAATTATGCGCAAACATGGAAGAGGTTTCTCAGTCTAAAGAAGAGATTGAAAGAGCTGCTTCTATGAAAAATATTATTAATGGGCTAGAGGAAGAGGAAGCCCAACGTCTCAAAAATTTTGATGAGCTAAAGGCAGCATACAAAGAGGCCATCCTACATTCCAGCTTCGGCGACAAGAAGCCGATAGAAGTTACTACAGATACAAAAAGTATTAACTTCGACGAATTCTTGAATGATTATGTCAATAATAAATTAACAAAGGAGAAATAATAATGGCAAAAATGACATTAAGTGGCTTACAAGATTTTGTAAGTGATTACGTATTAGCTGCTAAACAAGCAGGTGCATGGTCTGGCACTACTAACAACCTTTATGGTTTAACAGACAAGATTGGAAAGCAAATCACTATTGATGGTTCTTTCTCAGATAAGTTACCTGAATTAGATGGTGAAGATCTTCCATTCGGAAAAACTATCGAAGAATTCTTCTTAGATTTAATTCTTCCAGAAGATGCTATCGAATTAGAAAATGGTGAGTCTTATGGTACAGTTTATCATAAGCCAACAGCTGAATCTCCAGCATATTCATATACTTTAGGTAGAAAGAAAATTAGTATTTCTAAGCCTTATGATGATGTTGAAAGAGCAGCATTAGGTGCAGCAGAAGCTGGTCAATTCATCGCAAAGATTACTGAAAGATTATATAATTCAGAATCAATGTATAGATATGGTCAAAAGAAACAGCTTATCGCTAACGCTATCGCAAAAGCAGAAGCTGCAACAAACGTAGCTAACCTAGAGCAAACAATTGCAATTCCTACAGATGATGTAACATCTGAAGCATTCATTAAGCAAATTAAAGAAGATGTTGAAACAGCATCATTCGCTAATGAAGGTCATAACTTAGCTAACTGTTTAATTGGTGAAGCTCCTGAATTAGTATTATATGTTAAGAAAGGTGTATTACCTACTGTAGAAGTTGAAGCATTAGCTGGTGCATTCCATGCTGAAAAGCTTGCAATTCCTGCAACAGTTAAGGTAGTTGATGATTTTGGTGATAATGAATCTGGTGTATTCGCAGTTCTTATGGATCCAAGAATGATCAAATTACACAACGGTTATAGAGCAACTAGAACAGATGAAAATGGTGAAGCTGATTTCGTAACATTCACATTACATTCAGAAAATACTGGTTTCATTTCTAAGTTCACTTATTTCAAAGCTTATAAAGCAGCAGAATAGGTAGCTCATATGGAGGAGCTTGGACTGGTTCCTTGCTCCTCTAATATTTAAAAAAATTGAAAGTTATGCTTTAGCTTAAAAGCAAAAGGAGATTATTAATATGAAACGTATGGTTTCAGATCAAACTATTCATGATTTTGATGATAGAATTACAGCCTTAGAACAAGGCGGAAGCGGTGGTACAGAGTATACCGCAGGAAATGGTATTGACATTACAGAAAATGTAATTTCATTAGCAAATCCAATCAATGAAGCAACTATCTATACAGTTAATTCCGAAGGTGTATATATCAAAAGTGGAGAAGACACTATAATGTCATTTACTCCAGGTTCAAATCTTAATTTCTTATATATTACTGATGATAGTAAACCTTTTGAAATTACAAATTATAAAGACGCAGCCGTTGTAATAGACGGTAGTGGTTTAATTTCAATTCGTACAGTTGATGGACAATCAACTACCACTTATACATTCAAAGCAGATGGTATTTACATTGGTAATACCAAAATTACTAATTAGGAGATAAAAACATGAGACGAATGATTTCGAGCAAAGCTCAAAAATATATTAAAGATTTAGCAACTAACCATCCAGATCCATCAGCAGAATGGAGTGGTAGCGGTACAACAGTTACTGGTACTAATGATGGTACTAACTGGACATCATTAACAATTGATGAAGATACATATAGTATTCCTCAAGGCGGTGGCGAAGGTTTTAAAACTTACGGTTTAACAATTGAAGAGCTTAATACTAAATATGGCAAAGGCGCAGATATGCAACGTTATAGTTTAAATGAAATCGTTGCTGCAGGATTACCTATTTTAGGCACTAAAATTGCAAATCAGAGTCCATATACAAGTCAATTAATCACAGTAGATAAAGGTGATGCTAACGAAATTATATTAAAAGATTTATTTGGTGTTGTTCGTTATGAAGATGGTCAATATGTTGTACATGTTTGTAGAACAAATACTTCAGGAACAAATGCTGCTAATGAATTTTATGCTTATCGTATAGGTGATAATGACTGGATTATAAAAGGTGCAAGATGGGCTAATGAAAGAAATTTAGCAGGTGAAAAACATTACGTGTATCCATTAGTAGATCTTACTGATATGAATACTTTCTTCAATGAGTTAAAAGGTACTGGAAACCTCTATTACTACGATACTACACAAGAAACTTATATTTTTGTAGAATGAGTTGATACTTATGATCCAGATAAAACTTATTATCTATTTGATGGTTCATCTTATACTGAACAATCAATAACACCAGAAGCTTATTTCAATTTCATAGTTGATTACTCTGGTGGTACTCTATACATTAAAGTTGGTGATGATTATGTAGAAGTGGTTGAATACGATGCAGAGCAAACATATTATGAACGAGGAGAAATTACCGAACCTGGTGCTAAAGCAGAAATGTTTGCTAGTACAGCAGGAAGCGATGTGGGAGTATCAAGTGATAGTGCTAAGAATTTAGTACATACAGAAAAAGTATTTATCCAATTAGATAATCCAGTAATGAATGTTAGATATGATAATCAAGTAAAAGCTCCAACTGTTGAAGGTAACTATGTATTAGGTGCTTCAGTAAATAATTCAGGTAATCCAACATTTGCATGGAATACTCAACCTACTTTAGCAACTGTAGCAACTACAGGAGATTATGACGATTTAACAAATAAACCAACTATTCCAGACGCAGTATCTGGTACAAACGATGGTACTAATTGGACAAACTTAACTATAGGTAATGATACTTATGCTATTCCACAAGGCGGTGGAAGCTCATACACATTTACTAACGGCTTAACTGAATCTAATGGTACTGTTACATTTGATTATAATAGAATGTTTGGAACCGTTGCATCAAATAGCAGACATAAAATAGGTGCAAATTATTATGGAATAACTATTTCAGATCAAAATAATAATACAGCATACATTATTAAAGAGGATAGCGATAGTGCTGGAGTCTTTAAACACGGTCTTACTATAAGACCATATGATAATGACGGTGGTGTCTATATGTCAATTGTAAATTCAAGCGCACCGGTTGCGCAAACAATTGATCCAGAAATTAGACTTATATTACATCGTCCAAGTTATTCTACTTCCATAAAAAGATATATAGGAAGTTCAGACGACGTAATTGATACAATTTATGTTAATGAAATAACTGATGGAACTAATACCGTATCAGTTTCTGATTTAGCAGCTTTAATAGCATATGCAAAAGCACAAGGATGGATTCAATAAACAATAATTATGGAAAACACAGTTATATGAGGTAGTGTAAGTTTTGATGTTATTCTAACTATTACACAGACTAATGAAGTATTTCGATTAATTCAAGTCATTCTAACTTGTATTACAGCATTTGTTGGTTTATGTTACACTATATGAAAGTGGTATAAGAAAGCTAAGAAAGATGGCAAGATCACAAAAGACGAATGTGAAGAGCTATTCGATGAGTTAACAAAAAAGAAAGACGACGACGATAAGTAGTCGTCTTTTTTTTTTGATACACAGACCGAGAGCGCGCAGAGACCAAGGGCGACCTACACAGGCGATAGCCCAGAGACCCGCGGGAGGACCGGAGCGACGTAGATGTAGGACCAATCATGGAACTTTACCCGGCATATTAATAAAATTTTAATAAAAA